TGCCTGTAACTACAGATGGAAAATTACTTAAAGTATTACCGACCAAATCAAAATCTTGGTCATTAACAATTACGCCATTACAAAAAATTACTTCTGAGCCGGAAACAAATTGCCATTGTGTCGGCGTATAAGTTGAAACACTAGAAACAGTATCAGAAAATCTTGAAAACGCAGGATATGCAGAACCCACTGCACGATAACGGTAAATACTATCGCCTGCGGTTGCTGTAAATGTTCCAGTAAATGTAATTTGGCTTGTCGCATAATTAACCGATGCAACAGTGTATTGAGTAGGTGAGCCAGTATCGGCAAAAGTTATTTTGTCGCCCGCATAAATAAGTTGGTGCGTTAAATTAGAATATGTAAGAGTTGAAGTACCTGAACCACTTGAATAAACAATTCCTAAATTTGCATAAGTGGCTGAATTAGCAACTGGAACAAAAGAAAAAATTGCAACTTCTTCGCCAACTACGCAAGCATTATTCATTGTGATTGATGCGCTTGTTTCTGTGTAGTCGCTTATTGGGTCTAACAATAAACCATTTCTAAACACCCAATTTTGACCAACAATAAATTTAGAACCTAACCAAGAAATAACTACTGGAGTATTGTTTTGCCATGCAATAACGGCAGAAGAATTATTTACCCATGCAATAGTTTGTGCTGCTCTTGTTGGAGTAAATACAGTTTGCCCTGCGGTTGCTGTAAATTCTTGGCTTGTATAATTAAAATCATCGGGCAATATAAGCCCAAGAACTCGACCATAAATATCAATTGTAATTGTTGTGCCTGCGCCTGTAAAACTTGATGCACCGCCAAAATCCAAAATTGGCTGTAAGCCGCCAACCATTGTGCCGTCATTATTGTTTGTAATAACAAGTTGACCACCGCCTGTGGTTGTAGTTGCTGTCTTTGTTACTTGTCCTGTTCTTAAATCCAAATCAATAAAATTAATTGTGCCTGCTAATGCCGCCCATATTGAAGCATCATAAGTTGTTGTTGGAACAAATGCGCCTGTACCTGCCGCCTGTGTAGCAGGAGCAATACCAAAACTAAAAGTTCTGCCACCTCTATTTGTATAAGCAAGAAAATAAACTGTGCCGAATGTAGGTTGTGCTAAATACCATGTGTAATCATTTGGATTAGAACTAAAAGTCTGATTTGTTGAATTGTACAAACCATAATAAGATTTTCCTGTTGGTGATGCTGAAAGCCCTGTTCCAATTATGTCATTTGCATAAGCAACAATTAAATACTTTTCTGCATAAGTGAATGTTGTTGGTCGCCATTGTAGCAATGATGATGCCGCAGAAAAATCACTAGATGCAATCTGATTAACCATTCTTGAAAAGAAATACCAATTGCCCGATGGAATGTCGGTAAGTGTAACCACTGGCATTGCTGTTGATTGGCTATACGGATTACCGTTAGATTGAATAGCAGTTGTTCCTGCAAATATTCTTTGTGCCGCAGTTGGCGTTGCAAAAGCAGAATACCAAATTTCTGCATACTGAACTATTCCTGCGGTACTAGTTGTAACAGTAACTTGAAATGATGGGTTAGGCGCAGAAGGCAAAGCCCCCCCAATAACAGGCGCAGGAATTGTTCCAAATGTTGTCGGACTACCTAAACCAGTATTAGGCGCAGGCGCAAATTGTGTAATGTTTGCATCATCATAAACCGCAGGATTAAATTCAAGTAATGATAATGCCGCAGTAACCGAACCATCATCACCAAATTTTTCAGTGACTTTTGCAATCCTAAATAGTTTGGAAGTCCATCCATAATTAGAACTTGTGACGGTTACAATATCGCCTGCTTCGAGTTGAATGCCTGAAAAATTAATTGTAAGTTGTACTTGCAAATCTTCTCGACAAGATTCTAAAAATCTATTTGCAAGCAATTGCGCCCTTACATTTCCATTCACTAACTGCAATGTAATTTGTTGTTTGTTTACTGGTTCATTAGGGTAAAGCAAAGAAGGATTAATTACAGCAAGATCAAAAGTTACCGATGCAAAAGAATCTTGCTCTGCACCATCAGGAAATTTAACTTCTGCAATATTAAAAGAATTGCTAATGTCTGTAGGTGAAATTTGAATGCCAGAAACAATATTTGAATTATCTAATGCCATTGCAACCGTATAAGTTGGTTGCTGAACAATAACGCCCCATTGTGCTGTTATTTCATTATATTTAACTAAACAATCACAACTTGATGCCATTAACTGTAAGTTTGTCATAATGGGTTGATTAGTGTCTAATGACCCATCAAATTGAAACCGTTTTAATGTTTGTGAAAATCCATCAAAATCTACGTAATTAATTAAAGCATTTGAATAAGTATTTAAATCAGTTAATGATGCAGTGTTTACTTGCGCCGTAGTTAATGCTGCGCCGTATCTAGTTGATGTTAAATAATCTAAGAAACAATCGCCGGGTGCTTTGCGTGAATTTGTAATTTGAAATCTTATTTGATCTAAACCACGCACATTTGCTGTAACGCTATAAGTTAAACGTACAATAGCAAAAACTGTGTTTGACATTAATTTTGTAGCATCCCATTTATAAACTAAATTTGGGTCAGACAAAACATTGATTGCGCTATTTGCTGTGTTTACAGGATTGCTACTGCCATTTCTATAAAGATAAATATTAATCTTACCGTTTACTGTTGTGTCATCTAATCCAGTTGACATATCACGCAAGGCATTTACTTTTGTTAAATCAGTACCATCAAATATTACTTTTTTGCCTGAATAAAATATATCGCCAAAAGTAAAAGTATCAGGCGTTCCACCTGTTTCAGTATTTGTTACTTCCGATAAAGAAATTACATAATAAATTTGCTGATTATTGCTTGTAATAGTCATGTCGGTTACTGCGCCACCAACCCAAGCAGTACCGTAAACAATAGGCAATTTATTATCTGCGGCAGGCGGCACTGTTGCACGATTGCCGGGATTTGGAACACTGCCCATACCGTTACTAAATGAAGGCGCATCAGGCGCAAATACTCTTGCAATAACGGCAGACGCAACAAGATTAATGGCAAACGCTACAATTGCACCTTGAAGAGTTGCCATATATGCTGCGGTAAGTATTAATGATGCAACCATTTTATTTAACCCAAGTTTCTTCCAATTTGCTTAAACCAAATTTTTCATAATTTAAATCAGGCGAACTAATCATTTTGCTCATTGTGTACATTTGAATTTTGCCTGATTTCATCATCTTGTCGCACTCTGCAAAATAAGACTTTAAAAGTCTATGTGCAATAGTGCCACCTCTAAATTCTGGTTCTACCCAATACGCTATTTCACTACATTGTTTAACTTTTGGATTCCATACATTAGTAATTATGCCGCCAATAATCATGCCAACAACAGTGCTATCTTTTTCCGCTAATAAAATAAATCCCGAACCTACAATAATTTCAGTAAGAAGTTTTTCTATATATTCTTGGTCGTCTGCTTGTCTTAAAACTTCTATTGGCGCAACACTTCTAAAATTTTTTAACATATCAATAATTTTTGGTATGTCAAATTTGTTTGCTTGTCTTATCATGTTTTATCCTTTATGAATTCATTGGCGCATCTTTTCCAAAGAAATAATTAATGGTTGAAATATAATTTACTCGATTCATTGAAGTGTCGGCAGAATTATAAAATTGCCATGAATTATTATTTGTATATCTTCCTGCTACTCTGTTTTGTAGAACTAATTGTATTGATGAACCTGAAACATTAACAGTGCCAATAAATGTTCTTAATTCTTCATTCCATTCTTCATTAATAGCAAATGAATTTATGTAACCATTAAAGAATTGATACAAACCACCAGTGCCGCCAGAAGTAATTAATTCATTATTTGTATTAAAAAACCCATGCCACATTTCTAATTCAGACCCTTTAATATCAGAGCCTAAAACTAGTGAAAGCATTGTTGTATCAATACCGACTAAAGTAATTGTTGTTTCATTTGCAGTTGATTTAATGTCACGAGTTGCATTACCAACATTAACAAGTTGACCTAAACCTGAAAATGGCAAAGCATCAACCGCCGCAATTGTTAATGATGTTGGCGCAGTTGAAAATCTATAAGTTGCGCTTGGCGTAGTAATGCGAACAAAATCCGCATAGCGTATGTTGTTTGTATTATCAACTGGTGCAATTACATTCACAGCACTACCTCAATTGCTTTAAATCCACCACTCCACTGAATGAATGAATCGTTGGTCATAGGAATTAATGTGTAGGTTGGATAATCTCTTAACGTCACAGGAAAAGTGATGCCAGTATAAGTGCTTCCACCAAGACTAACTGTAGTGCCGTATTGACCAATGACAGCCCCTATAGGTGAAACTAATGTTGTCATGATGGTTCGGTGAACTGGAATGCTTACAGTTGAACTAGCACCGCGCAATACGTTTGCCGTTGCTATGTAAGCATAACGATCAATCTGAATAAAATCACCTGTCTTAACTATAAACGCAGTCGAGCTTATTGAAGGCAATGAACCTAGAACAATTGTTTTATTTGCGCTTGCTATTTCAATTTGACAAGCAGCCGCCTGCAATGGTGTCATGTCGCCTTGATAATTTATATAGTTAAGCCATCCAGTTAAACCAAAGTTTAAGTAGCTTTCATATTGTTTATCTACTGCTCTAAGCGCAGATAATACTGCACGATTTTGAGAATAAAGCAGGTAATTCATTGGCTTTATTTCAAACTCAAATGGCTGTACAGTTAAAATTTCGGATGTATTTAAGCGCATATTGCGCGACAACATTTGACCAATAAACCTATGGTCATTTATTCCAACCGATTCAGCAACAGAAAGTATTGTTTGTAAACTCATAAGTAAACCCAATTTTGCTGCGCTTCATCCCAAACATTAACGGCATCTAATGGCTGTGGAATTGGCGGTTGCCATAAGCAAGAATCTTCATCTAATGACCATGATGGGTAAGGTTGCGGAGGAATAAACGCATCCCTTATTTCATCATATTTATAACCAATTCCTGCATAGTTTTTTCTGTATGCAATGCCGCCATTTTTGTGCTGCCCACCGTAGCTATTGTAACTTGTGCGCTTACAAACTTGACCTATTTCTTGCGAATAAAATGCTTCCCATTCATCGCCATCATTGCCGACAATTACTTGCGTGACAATATTATTAGAATCTAAAAATGCGTAGTGTGCCATATTGTTTACCAAGAAATTGTACCTGTGCCTGCGGTAAATTTATAAACTTTATACCCTGATCTTGATGTTGTATCTGGTGTGGTATTGCCTGCGCTACCATTGCAAGTAAGTCCCGCGCTTACACTTACTAAATTAGCGTATGTGTTAGGGTAAGCAATAACAACAATTCCTGAACCGCCTGCGCCTGCAACACTTGAGCTTGTACCTGAACCACCTCCGCCTGAACCTGTATTAACTACACCAGAACCTGCTGTGCCTGAACCGCCTGCTATACCACTACCACCAATTCCACTAGCACCTGTTCCTGCTGTGCATCCTGAAGCAGAAAAAATACCCGCACCGCCGCCGCCTGCATAAGCAATAGGTAAGCCAGTAATTGTTCTAATCCCTACAGCACCGCCGTTGCCGCCTTGTGTGCTAGTTCCGTTGCCGCCTACATTTCCATAACCACCGCCGCCACCGCCACCATATTGCGCCACGTTGCCTGCGTTGTTGCCGCCTGCACTGCCTTGCGATGGTGATGTGCTTGGCGTATTACCTGCCGCGCCTGTAATAGTAGCTGCCGCCACTTGTGCGCCACCGCCTGAACCGCCTGTAGCTGCGGATAGACCACCGCCTGAAGCCCCGCCGCCACGCCCGCCGCCTGTGGAAGTAATGGTTGAAAATACAGAATTACTGCCGCTTGCATTTGCTGCGCCGCCTGCGCCAACTGTAGTTGTATATGCAGTGCTTGCAGTTACAGCAAACGCTGTGTCAAATCGATACCCGCCCGCACCGCCACCACCGCCTTGTGTGCCGCCGCCGCCTGCACCGCCGACTATAAAAGTTTCAACTGTAGGAGGAACGCCGCTTCCGCCATTAGATGAACGAGCAATCGCGCCTGCAATGAATCCTAATACGCCACTCATTACGTTAATCCGTTACCAGAAATAAGCCAAGTTGTTGCAGTCATTTTAATTGCTGAAGCCATGCCATATTGAGCAAGTGATCTTGTGCCAGTTGTGCCTGTGCCTGCTAAATACATTGTGTCAGTTGTAATCGCAATTGATACAACTTGTGAAGTCATATTAAGAAAAGTTAATACTGTGCCTAATGGATATGCAACAGAAGCATTAGCGGGAATGGTAAATGTTCTTGCGTTAGCATCCGTTGACGGATGAAAAATTGCTTTGCCCGAATCAGCAAGAACCGCAGTATAAGCAGCCGATTGTGAATTGATTGGTACGTTTTTAAAACCAACCGAGTCAGTACCATCAACCGTACAATTACTTAATGTTCCGCTTGCAGGCGTACCCAATGGGTCACCACTAACTAAACATACCGCAAAATTACTATCTAATTGTGATAACGGTAAATTTGATGTTGCTGTTGCGAATGTATATGGAACTGCCATGCTTTACCTCTATCGTGAAATTGGAACACTACGATTTGCCGATTGATATGCTGCCCAAATCGTATCTTTATTTTTAGCCAAAAACGCCATGCCTGATTGCGTATCTATTGCACTCATGTTGGCAATGTAATTACCGTTAATTGTCATGCCGCTATTGCTACCTGCCGCCGCCATTTGTTGCCATGAGCCATGCGGAATAACTGTTCCCGGTGTGCTTGGTATAAATAATTCTGCGCCATTTTCGCCAACAAGAGTAGGTGAATTAATTGCACCACCTGCTGCTGCTTTTTTCCCGCCAAATAAATCACCAATAATACTTCCTGCCGAACCACTAGAACCACCAATTGCAGACCTAAAAGAACTAAACGCCATAGAAAATATTGCTGATGCTTGCGCTCTTAATTCCATATACATTAAATCTTTTATTATGCTTCCAGTTAATTCACTAAAAGAAAATTTACCAGTATCAACAAACTTTCTTAATGCGCCTTCCATGTTAGACATTACAGATTGAAATGCTGCTTTACCTCTATCAGATGCCCTTGCTGCCGTTTCTGTATATTCCTTCATGGCTTCAGCCCAACCTGCCGACCATGATTTTTGTCTTGCAACTTCAGCTTCAAAATTTGATCTTCTCATTTCTTCTAATTTATTTTGAAAATCCATTTCAGCAAAATATAGCGTGTTAATACCTCTAATTTTTTCATCATATAATCGTTTTGCATATTTTTGTTCTTCTGCGGATGTTCGTTCTAATTGGCTTAATGCTTCTGCTTCTGCTTGAGATTTTTTTTGTATTATTGCCATTCGTTCTTTAGCAATATCTATATTCAATTTTTCGCGGTTATAATCTTCAGCCCGCATTGAAAATCTTTTACCTTCTAATTCAAGCATTTTTTGTGAATTAGAATATTCCCAATGCGCCGCATAATACTTTGCTTCATATAATTTTTTTACTTCTGCTGTTTCTATTTTATATTTTTCAATCATTTTGTCACGAGCACTTTGTTCCATGCTCCGACCTGCAGCACCACCAGTTGCGCCTTGTGTTTTTGGATATTCTTCATCATCCGGCATTGGATTTAATTGGTCAGCAAAAACATATGCTCCAACAGTTGCCGCCGCAGTTAATGCAAGTAACCAAGGATTTGTAATTGCAATCATTCGTATGGCGTTAGCTAATTGCACAACACCACGAACTGCCTTAACACCAAATGCAATAGCAAGCGTGACACCTAAAACTTGAAAACCTTTAGTCATTGCTTCTATACGGCTTTCAGAAGGCAATAAATTAATTAAATCAGAAACTGGTTTCATTGCTTGTATTGCGGCAATTTTCATATCACCAAAAAACAATTCTAATTTTTGTGCAGCATCGGCAGCCGATTTAATTGCTTGCGCTTGTTTATCATATTTGCCCGCAGCTTTATCTGCTTCATCGCCAAGTTTTACAAAGTCAACGCCTTTTGCCGCTTTGCCAAACAATTCCATACCAAGAGCATTTCTTGTAATGCCATCTTGAATTTGTGCCAATCCTTTGATTGTTTTTTGTCTTAATTCATCACTAGACAAAAAACCTAAATCTTTAGTTGAAACACCAACTTTTTTAAAAGAATCTCTTAATTTATCACTGCCTTGTGCTGCACCATCTACTGCGTTTGTAAATGAAGAAAATAATTGAGATATTTTTCCTGCATCACCACCTGAAGAAACTAATGCCTTTTTTAATTCAAGAACTTTACCAACAGTGGTTTCATTAGCATCCGCTAAATCTGATATTTCATCGGCAGTTTTTGCTGCAATTGCGCCAAACGCCAACATAGCAAGCGCAGTTGCATTAGCGGCAGTTTTAACGCCATCTAATATTTGTTGAGTTTCTCTTAAATTTTGCTTAAATTGTTTGCTTTTTAATTGAGCAGCATCAACGCCTTTGACAAATTCTTTTGTATCAAGAGATAGGATTGCACCAAGTCTTGCTATGTAACTACTCATAATGTATCCTTACTTTTTCTTGCTTGATATTTGTCAATCTTTGCTTTTAATTGTTGATTTAATGTATTTAAAATGCTTGATTGATTTGATTCTAAAGCAGGTCTAATAAATGGATGTGCTGCTTTATCTGCCGTTCCAAATTCCTCACTTAATGAAACTTTAGATTGTTTAACAGATAAAATTGCAATTGCCGCATCAGAAGGATAAACATATTTAGATTCTTGATCTCTGTCTGTTGGTCTGCGAGCATCAACTTTTATACTGTTTTTCATTTCACCTGTATCTGCTCTTGCCAGTGATTTTGCTGTTGGCAATGCAGCCATCATTGCTGCTCTTAATGCAGGCACTAATACTTTTTTATTTACGTCTGTGTAGCCAAATTCCTCGCCCATCTGCGTTAAGGTTTTATCAAAATCATCAAATCCAAAAGTTTCAATTCTCATTTTTTGGCTTTAAAAATTTATGTGAATTTGGGTTCATTGACATAAACGCTAATAACTTTTCATTTACTGCATTCTTGCTTTGTTCTTCAGTTAATGGTTGATAAATGTATTTGTGGAATATTCCTAAAACATCTTGCAAACTATATGCTCTAGAATTTGCATTTCTAATGTAATTAAAAACACCAGTAGTTAATAAGCCATTTACGTTTGCTAATACTTTGTTACCAAATAATCCATCATTTAAAGCAATCATAACCAACTGGTAATCATCTTCGCCCATTGCGTCAGGGTTAGCACCATGCGCCAACATATATGCTCGCGCTTGTAGTCGCAATGAGCCTATTAGTTTTTTCTTGTTTCCTCGTAGCCGGGAGATATAACTTCAATAATCTTTTTCATTACTTCCATCTGCACAGCAAATGGGAATGCTTCATCTATATCCGCATAAGTAATCGTATCCATACTATCTGCTTCATTTGTAGGCACTAACAAACGAATCATTTGCGTAATTCTTTCTTCCGTTTTTGCGGTAAGAATAGATATTTCTTTTATAGATTTACCATCAACAACAATATCATCATCTAAAAATTTTATTTCATCGCCTTCAATTTCTGCCCTGTCTTTTATAAATGATGCCGACATTTCTTCATATTTTTTTGACCAATCAACTTCATCAACCGCTTTTGTAATTGCTTCCATTTCGGATGCAAGCGGAACTCTAACACGCAGTTTTTGCCCTGCCATTGTGAATTCACGAATGCGAATGTTGTCTAAATTTATATTTAATGCGGAAGAAAGTTTCATGTCTTATCCTTTTTTAATAATGCCTGTATAAATTTCATTGTTTAGTCGGACTACATAATCGACTATTTCTTGTGGTGTCATCTTGTCAGCGTGATTGGCAGCAATGGAATGAGCCAGTGCAATACCTGTCAGCTTTTGTTGCGGAAAACCAAACCAACTTTTAGGCGCAGTTAATGATTGCTCTAATAAATAACCTAATAAATCATTACTTGATTGAATGTTTGTTGTCATATATTTTAATGTAAAAAAGCCCCCGAAGGGGCATTGTTTTAGTTGTTCGACCAACCGTATTGGTTGCCACGCGGATGTATCGTAAAGACACATTTAGCTTCTGCGCCGGGATCAGATTGAATCTGAAATTCAGAAACACGACCATTAAAAGCATAAGCAATTGTGTTTGCACCATCCACCGCAGCAACTACAAAAGTGCGATCAACAATGCCGCTATAAGCATCACCACGAATCAGCAACAATGCAGCATCAGAAGGATTCCACGCAGCCGTTACCGACAAAGAAGTTGGTGCAGACTGTACTGGAATCTTATCGGATTGGCGTGAACCCGCGACCGAATAGTTAACTACGCCATCATCCTGTCCGAATGCGGGTATGCTTTCAACAGGAACTAATGTACCCGCCGCGCCTGTGCCGCCTGCGCTAGTGCCAACAATAGTTGCAACTTGTGCAGACCATACAGATAAATTTGCAGTTGTTAATGTTGTTGGGGTTGCGCCTGTTTGCATAAATAACGAAGCAGCAAATCCGGGTAGAACTCTATTAGGTATAGCCATGATAAATTTCCTTTATACGTTATTTGACCAACCGTATTGGTTGCCGCGAGGATGAATTGTGAAAACGCACTTAGCTTCAGCACTGGGATCACTTTGTATTTGGAATTCAGAAACACGACCATTGAATGCATAATAAACAATGTTTGCGCCATCTACCGCAGCAATAACAAATGTGCGATCTACAATTCCACTATAAGCATCGCCACGCATTAATAACAACATTGAATCAGAAGGATTCCATGCGGCAGTAACGGATAAAGATGTTGGTGCTGATTGCACTGGTATCTTGTCAGATTGACGCGAACCTGCAACTGCGTAATTTACAACACCGTCATCCTGTCCGAATGCAGGAATAGATTCAACTGGTAATTGATTGCCGCTAATAGCAATTGCAGCTACGTTAGCTAATGTCGATAATTGAGCAAGCGTTAATGCAGTAGGGGTTGCCGAAGGTTGTGCGTAAAGTATCGCAGCAAATCCGGGAAGAACTCTATTTGGTAATGCCATGATTTATCCTCGAAAAAGTTAAAAGTCTGTCTTATGTCGGAATATCCATTGTGCAATCAAGGTAAATGGAATGTAAATTTATATCGTTCTCATATGTATTATAAAGAAAATCAATATCAAGTTTACTAATATAAAAACCAGTTACCCCACCAAACTGCCCACTGTATCCATGCAATGCTTGTATTATCGTGTTTGCTATGCCAAACGCATCTTGCAATGTGCCTGCATATATATTGGTTTGGAATATAGGTCTGTCTATACCCTTCACCGATTGCGTTGTGCCTGTGTAAACATCTTGATGCACATTACGCAAATTCCATGTTATAAACTTTTGTTGTGAAGCAAAATTTCTGTTGAAAGAACCATACACTGGCACAGGGTTTGCAGTTGTGGTTAGCTGTGCTTGTATCGCCTTTGCATAATCTAAAACATTATTTTGTGTAGCCATAATTAAATCGCCGTTGATGGGTCATTGTGGTAACACAAAAATGTAACGTGCATCCTATCATTTGATTCAATTGCGCTATCAATGCGCCAATCTAAGTTGCGCCATGTGATTGAATACAAGTTTTGATTATCGTAAATGTCGCGTGTGTACGGCGTAAAATTAAAAACAAAATTAATCATGCCAGTATAAACGCGATATTTATCAGTAATCTTTAAATCGTTTTTAACTTCTTTAACTTCAGCTTTGCTATTAAATTTTAAAGTTTTAGTTGTGACTGCTTCGCCATATTCATTTGTGGTAAATGTAAGGTCATAAACATTCACATCTTCATATCTTTTAACCATCACATCACCAATGGTTTATATGGTCTAAGCAATGTATCCACACCTAATGGTATCTGTGCCAATTGCCCAACCGTATCACCAACTGCGGAACGGTTATTGTATAAATGCGTAAACCACAATAAACCCGCTTGTTTTATAACTGGGTAAGTTGCTAATGATGATGCCGCAAGCGTATAAGTAGCAATGACAGGTGAAGTCATTTGCGGATTAATTGATGTCGGCAAATCTGTAACAATTATCTTTTGCCCTGTAGGGTCATAATAATAATTAGCTTGGTTTACCGTAGTTAATACTGTTGGCGTTGCATCGTTGTAATAAGCAACTGAATTAATTGTCACGCCGCCTTGTGATGTTTCAGGCAAATCAAGTGACAGTGGTGAGCCATATAAAGCAGATGCACCATAATAAACTTTGTATTGAACGCTAGTAATTGCAAGACCTAAATAATCTTCAATCGCCATTCGTATTGCTAATTCCAATGCAGTTAAATATGTGTCTTGGCTAGTGTCAGAATACAGGTTTAATTGATTTCTAATTTCAGTAAGCGTTAACCACGCAGTCGCAATATTACGGTTGGTCTGTTCAAACCAATCATAATTGAACGGATTGCGAGTAGGCGCAAGTTGAACAAATCCTAAACCTGTTTCTTGAACTGGCATAATTAAACACCTACTAAGCGAATACCTGCAAACGGGTCACGAACTGTGCTTGCTAAACGGCGTTCTGCATACAGTGTAATAAAACCGGGCGCAGTTTGTTCAAATGCTTGTATCGTCATTTCTTCAACGTCAGCAATCGTTACAAAATTTTCCCATGACGCTAAGTAAATATTAAATTTACCTGCACCAGTTGTTTCCATGTATGGATTTGGTATTACAGGGAATCCAAAAATATGAGTTACTGCGCCACCAAAAGCATCACCATTTTCAGTAAATTGCCTTGTAAGATTACCGCCAGTAGCAGTTAAATTTCGCAATTCATGAATAGTTTGTGGGTGCATCATCCATGCGGTGCTTGGCGTGTTCCAATATTGTGCAGGAAATAAACGAGTTAAATCTGTAATGTCAGAATAAGAAACTGCCGCCGCCGCTTGAGTGTAAGTTGCAATGCTGTGAATACCATTAGTGATTGCTGTGCCGCTTGTGCCATAAGCAGAAGAAGCCGCACTAGTGTACATATTTAAACCGCGCAAACCGTTTGTGCCGCCTGTGCTTGTGGTTGTTGAACCTGCTTGGTCATTATTGATAATCATTGACTGCGCTTCAATAGCACCAAATTCAGCCATTAAATCAGCAACTAATGTTTCATCTAAATAGTTTACATCCGACAAGACCGCGCTACGAACTGGAAGTTGTGCGGTAATAACTCGCGTTGGCAATTGCCAGATTGTTGTGTTTGTGTTTGGCGTTCCGCTATCTGCGGTAAACGTGTATCCAAACGGATTTGTTTGATTAGCTGCGTTACCAGTTTTAGCTACAAATTGAATAGCACTTTGACCCGCTCTTTTTACTATTCTTGCTTTTTGACGAATTGGATTTGCAAATCGCATTGCAGCAAAAGCATCATCAAATAAAGTACGACCACCAACATTGTTACCGCTTCCAGTAAGCGCAGATGCTTCGCGCAAGTCAATGGTGATCTTATCGCCAGTTTCTAGCGTCTGTTTAATACCTGAAAGGATTTTTTCGTTGGCTTTCATATTTTCCATTCCTAAACAAAAAAACCCCTACCAGTACATTCTGATAGGGGCAACCAAAAGTTAGGTTGATGTGCCAGTTGAACGATAACGTACACCCGAAAAAGGGTTAACTACACTGGATGCTAGACGAGTTTCGCCAAAGAAAGTTATAAAACCGGGAAGGGTCTGGTCATATCTACGCAGAACCATGCTTAAACGATCTACGATAGTGTGGAAACGTGACCAATCAGCAAAATACATTGGATATAAACTGTTTGTACCTGCCGCGCCAGTTGTTAATTGTGATGGTGTGTCAAGATACTTATTAACAACAACATCAAAGCCAAGCAATGTACCAACAATACCGTCATTGCGAGCCAAGCCATCAACATAGATTGGGCGTTTTTGATCGTCAGTTAAACCGCGAATCTGTTGCAGCAATACTGGATTAATTACAAACTTGGTTGTTGGTGTCCAATATTCCTGTGGCAGTGAATATACAAAATTTATAACGTCTTTGTAAGTAATGTTCGCCGCGCCGACAGTGTTAGCGTTGGTAGTGAGTTGGTCATAAGTAGCAAGCGAATGCAAACCACTACTAGAGCCAGTGCCAGAAGTACCAAAGGCAGCAGTAGTAACTGAACCGCCTGCATAAGTAGCTGCCGCACCCGCATAACTATCAAGTCCACGTAAACCATTTGTGCCACCATAAGGATTAGAAACAGATTGTGCAGCCTGATCATTATTCTGGATCATTGAAAGTGCCTGTGATTGTGAAAACTCAACAAGCATATCTGAAACAACATTAGCTTCTAAACCATCAATATCATCCAATGCTGCGGTACGAATTGGGAACTGTACGTTCAAATCTTGCAGCACTAATTGCCATATGGTTGTGTCTTCGGTTGTAGCTGCACCATTGTTTTGAATAGAGTACCCCCATGCCGCGCCACTGTTGCCAATTTTGCTACGAAATTGATATGAAGAACCATCGGTTGCAACTTCGCGTGATACGCCGCGCATTGGGTTAGCCAAACGCAGTGGTGCGAATACAGGGTCATAAGCAGTACGACCACCTTGATTGTTACCGCCGCCTGTCAGTGCAGATGCTTCTTTTTGGAAAGCATCATACTGTGCAGCATCTTCAAACAACTTAACTTCTTTTTCCATGCGAGCATTAGATTTGTAAAATGCGGAAAGTTGTTCTGCAACTTTACGATTTACGTCAACCATTACGCCTGCATTTGCACGAATGATTGAAGGCGTACCAACTTGGGAAACCTTTGCTTCTAGTGCGGAAACTTTTTCAGCGAACTCTGCTTTAGCAGCTTCAACTTGTGCAGTTGCTTCAGCGATTTTTTCAGTAACCATTGCTTCGGTTTCTGCTTTAACTTTAGATTCAATTGAATCTAGCTTTTCAGTGATTTTATCTAACATGATTATTCCTATTAAAAATTAAGATAAGCGTGTTTCTAAAGCCTTGAGCAAATCTCTTTGTTCAAGATACTCTAAAAACTCTTTTGCCGCATCCGATTCAGCATCGCGCATTTCGGTAGTCGGTTCGACATTAACCGTTTCAACATCACGTTTTGCGGTTGCCTTGCCAAAAATAGACGCGGCAATAGTCGCATCTTTTTTCGAAATCCCCGCTTCGCGCAGAGCTTTCTCAAATACTTTTAAATTAAATGAACCATCTTCGCGGAAATATTCTAGCTTGCTAATATTTGCCATCGGGTTGTTTGGGTTCATGACGATTGACACTTCAGCCAATCCACCTTTAGTAATGCTGAAATAACCATCTTCATCGGCATCAATGCCTGCTTGAAGCATATTACCTTCAGCATCTACCATTTCATATTCGTCTGCATATGCGCCAACAGAAACACCACCAACCATCATTGGCGATTCTTTCATGATCGTGTATAAATCTTTTCCTGCGCTTGTATTAACAAAGATATTGCCTTTGCCAATCATACCGTCATCGGTAAATTCAAACTCATCCCATTGACCAACAGGCATTGATTGATCGTTATGTTGGAAATACATTGGCAGTGGTTTACCCATTGCAGCAAATTCTTTTGCCCACTGTTTAAATGCTTCAGGCTGATAGTTAAACTTGCGACCGTCTGCACCTTCTCGCGCACCCCAAGTGGTAAGCATTGCTTCAATCTTGCCCATTGAATCCATTGATTCATCGGCAGATATGCCAAGCGCAACTTGGGATTCAAAAATAAATGTGACATTTTTAGTCATGGAAAATCACCTTTTTTTGTTTCATGCCATTTGCCTGCATTGGCTTTTTAACTCGCTTGTCCGCAGCTTGTTTTATTTTGTCGGCAATCTGTTTTTGCTTTGATTGCGATTGATTTGGTTTCATGCTTTGCCTGCTCTGCCAGTTTTACCAACTGCACTGGTATTGCCGCCGCCGCCTGTATCTTGTGGTGAACCTGCAAAGGGTTCTTGTTTGCTGCTAGATTTATTTAAACTGTTGGCAATACTATCATCAATTTCTGCAAGCCCCAAATACTTTCTTGCTTCATTAGGCGTAAAAATTCCTGCGTTGACACCCGCCACAGAATAATTCATTTGGTCAAGTGGCGCACCCTTTAAAAAGTTTTCGGTTTGGAATTGAATGTATAAGTTTGGAAATCCTTGTAACAAACTCATTTTTAATTTTTGTTCTATGTTAGTCAGCAATGGTGACATTGTGCTTTTATAGAATTCATCTAGCATTGATTGTGTATTGTTAAACTTACCTTCACCAACACTAATCATTTGTGGCGGTACACCAAACACGCCGCAAATTCGTTTCATAGTTTGTTCTTTCAACGCAGCTAAATCTGCATCCTGAATTGAAAGCATATCGACAGGCATATACTTCATGCCATTGTCTAGCAACATACCTTGACCGGGTTTTGATGGGTCAGTTGGTCTTGAACCTGTTAACTGTGACCAACCTTCTTTTAATCGTGCGGCAATCTCTTTATATTTTGAATCAGGAATAACTTGATCTGTGACAAACAAACCGCTTGGCTTTGCGCCGTTTTGCATAACGTAGTTTGCATATAAATCAATGTCTTGATCTAAGCCGACCAACTCCGCAAGCAATGTTCCTTTATTCCAACCGCCTGAACCTTGCCAACCCATTTCCATTAAATGAATTACTTGCCAATAATCTAGCGGTTGATTCTTTGAGAACCCATAGCTTGGTGATGACAGCACATACATTGGGTAACGTGTTTCTGTTAACTGTGTAGTGATTAAAGTTGCATCTAATACATACATCTCTAATGGCGTTTGATCTGATTTGGTTTGGTCTTTACGCCACAGCACTGTGTAGCATTCGCCTGCCATATCTAACCACATCGAGAACTGATACCAAAATTCGTATTGGCTTTGGAAGTTGTTTGGGTTGGTCAGTAAACTATAAACTTGCCGCGCCTTAATTTTATCTCTTGGAGTTGTAGAATCATGACAAGCATTAACGTAATTATCATCTTTGTCATAAGTCATTATCTGTATTGGCAACTGTGATAATGCTCTTGCCTTAACTGCTAAACAAGCCATGACCGTACTATTGCGTGACAGCACCGACATATCGACAATGCGCCCTGCTTGCGTTGCACTAGATGTGGTCACATACAGCATTTGCTGTAGTGCTTGTGCTGAACCTGTATTACGCAGCACATTATTACCAAGCGCAGTTTGCCCAAATAACGTATTAGATTCTTTTTGGTTCTTATTTTTTCTGTTAAAAATATCTAATAAAGCCATGATTTAACCCTCAAAATGTTCTGAATCCATACCCGCCATGATCTACTGGATGATCTAATGAACAATGCATGGCAATAATTAGCGCAATAATACCATCAACTTTCGCAGATTTATCTGCTTCATTCTTACGAATCTTTATGTTTCCGTTGACATCTTCATACACTTCGCAATTTCCTAGCTGCCAACCTAAGAATGGGTTGCCATCATGTTTAACATTCTTGCTTAAAATTAACTTTTCTAAATGCTTTGACGGGTTGCTTAATACCGCCATGCCCTGCCCAACTTTTTTAACTGGCATTGCTTGATCGTGTAATCGTGCAATCAAACTTGCTGCATTGTAGGCATCGTAACCAATCTCTTTAACATCATACTTACCTGCTTGCTGTTTAATGTATTCGCTAATCTCTCGATCATCCATTACATTGCCTTGTGTCAAATGCAATATTCCTGAATCTTTAGCGTTTCTAAATATATCGTGATAATGCTGCGGCACATGGTTTAATGCTTCTTCAGGTAAGAAAAATTTAAACTCTGCAAAGTAATCATCTTCACCAAATCGTTTCAATGTACAAACTGCATTTAAATCTCGCGTTGCTGCTAAGTCAAAACCAATAAACACAGCTTCAGGTTCTCTATCTTCTTTTGCTTTTGTGCATTCATCCCAATGGGTACGATCAAGCCATGCAGAGTTTGCGCTTACAAATACATTAAGAGTTTTACAAAGAAATTCATTTAGGGTTGCAGGTTTAAATTTAGCTTCATTCGCCCTTGCAACAATAGCTTCTTCAAATACAGATATGCCATGCATAGGGTTTGCCTTTGCCCATATCGTAGGATTCTGCCAATCATCTTGCGGGTCTAAGCCATACAACAAACCAAACCACTTAGGGTTGTCTGGTGCTTCGCCGGATAGCATGGTTTGCAACATCAACATATCTTCATGAAACTTTGTATCTTTAGTAAAACTGGCAGTGGTAATGTAAATGCGTAGTGGGTTCTTTCGCGCAACCATACCTGAATGCAAAACCTCAATTGAGTTTCTATCTATAATCTGTGCAGCTTCATCAACAATAGCGCATGATGGATTTAAACCATCGCCACTTTTTTTAGTATCACGCGACAATGCTTTAAACATTGATTGCGAATCGCCTATCTTTGTAATGTGGTGTTTTTGTACGTTATACAATTTCTGTACTTCTTGAGGCATTGATTCAATCAAACCTAATGCGCTAGTAAATACAATGCTTGCCTGATCTCTGCTTGTCGCTAGTGTATATACCTCAGAACCTTTTTCACCAAACATTAATTCATAAAGACCAATGACAGCAATCAAAGTAGATTTGCCTGCCTTGCGAGGAATGAAAACAATCACATCCGACACCATGCGCTTTGTCTTATCCTTCTTAGACCAAAAGCCATAGATGCCGCAGATTAGTAGGATTTGAAATGGTTCAAGTAAAAGTGGTTTGCCTGCATCCGCACCTTTAGCGTGTTTAAGTAAAGATGCAAATTGCAGGAAATGGTCAACTGCCGCAGGTTGAAACTCCCATTCCCATTCCTTGTTTTCTATTTGGTTTAAGAACCGTTGACACGCAAGCAATACATTACGACAAACTAGTATTTCACCCTTCACTACTTGTGTGGCGTAGATAACGCCATCTTGCCATTTCATTGTGGTTGCCAACCTTTAAGAAAGTCAGCCAGTGGTGAACTATCTTCTAACTTGTTTGCCGCTAATCTTGATTTAGGCGTTAGCCCTAATTCGTTCATTAGCTTGATGCAATTCTCCATTGCTTTATTTGCAATGCCGATATAAGGATTGGCGCACAATGTTTTGCCGTTATTTATTTCAACTACTAACGGTTGTTTGTCTTGCTCTGATCTTGCATCGATGTATGTCTGCATTTGATCTGCCAACATTGTTAGCGTGTGACGATCTTGGTCTGTGCCAATTCCGTAGATGTCAAAAAGATATTGTGCCGTTTCATCTACAAATCTTTGCTTGCTAAATGACGCAGGATTTTTTGCCCATTCAGCAAAGGGAATTCTGTTTTTTAATTTTTCAGGAATTAGGATTCCCGCATTCATTCCTCGACTGCCATGAACCGCATGAACTTCAGCAGGTAGTTTGTTGTTGGTTGCCATTTTTTTATTTGATAGTTTTTTTTAATATTGGAGAAAAGTTATCCACAGTCCGTAAAAGTTAATAACATGGGGTTGGTAAAACCTTAATCCCCCTCTCTTTTA